ATGCAGACTTAATCATTGGTCACAATGTCTATGGATTTGACATTCCATTGATTGAAAGATTGTTTGGTTCTCTTGACAAGAAGCCAGAGCAAATCATGGATACCTTGATTCTCTCTCGTCTTGTATATGGAGATAATCCGCCTACCGCAGAACAATCTCATTCCCTGATGGCATGGGGTGAGTATCTTGGTGAGTCCAAGATTGACTATAAGGGTGGATGGGATCGGTATACTGTCGAAATGGGAAACTATTGTCTTCAGGATTCCGTTGTTACTGATAAGATCTGGAATCATTTTATCAGATTGGAATACTTTACTCAGTATAATCGTGCTATTCGTATGGAACATGTCGTTGCTGATATGATCAAACGACAGGTTGAGGCTGGTTTTGGATTCAATCTAGAACGGGCAGAAGCCCTAGAAATGGAGCTATTAATTGAAAAGTCCCAGATCGAAGACGAGATGCGAAGAATCTTTCCAGACAAGGTCATTGTTAGACATTCTGAGAAAACAGGAAAGCGGCTCAAAGATAAGGTTGAAGTATTCAACCCAGGTTCAAGACAACAGATTGCTGAACGACTCCAAGAAAAGTATGGATGGGAACCAACAACCACCGACAAGGGAAACCCCAAGGTGGACCATGAAGTTCTATCTAACCTAGACTATCCAGAAGCCAAGACTCTATGTAAGTATTTTGATCTCATTAAGTTGATGAGTCAGGTATCTGATTGGGTAAGTCGAGCCAAGACATCTCGTGATGGTCGTATTCATGGTTTTATCAATACCCTTGGTGCCGTGACTGGTCGTATGTCCAGCAAGGAACCAAACATTCAGCAAGTACATTCAGATCCACGAGCACGAGCATTGTTCATTCCACGGGATAAGTGGGTTCTTGTTGGTTCTGACCTAAAGGGTCTTGAACTAAGAATGCTTGCTCATTATCTCAATCCATATGATGGAGGAACATATGCTAAGGAAGTTACTGAAGGTGATGTTCATACACACAATCAAAAGGCTATGGAACTTGACTCAAGAACCACTGCCAAGACAGCAATCTATTGCTTCCTTTACGGCGGTGGTGATGAGAAGTTCGGGAAGACTGTAGGTTGTTCTACCCACAAGGCTAGACAAACCAAGAACAAGCTTCTATCAAATATTCCTGGACTCAAGAAAGTAATTGAGAATTGTAGATTCGATACGTTGGACAAAGGTTATGTAAAGCCATTCAATTGGCGACCAGTCTATGTCCGTAAGGAACATGCTGCTCTCAATACCTTGCTTCAATCCTCTGGTGCTCATATTGCCAAGGCTTGGGCTTGTGTAGCTGATCAACGACTTAAGGTTGAGATTGGTCAGGATAAGTTTAATTGGGTTGCTTCTGTTCATGATGAACTTCAGATTGAATGTCATCCTGATGTTGCAAACAAAATTGGTAAGATCCTCTGCGAATCCGCAACCACTGCTGGTGAACTCCTGAAGTGCTCTTGCAAGATAGAAGCAGAATTCAAAGTAGGTACTAACTGGTCGGAGACACACTAATGGCTAGAAATTATAAAGACGAATACGCTAAGTTTCAATCATCAACCGAATCTAAAAAGGATCGCGCACACCGTAACAAGGTACGACGAAAGGCCCTTAAGAAAGGGACTGTAAAGAAGCATGATGGAAAGGATATTGATCATAAGGATGGTAATCCTAGGAACAATTCCTCAAAGAATCTTCGTGTCGTATCCAAGTCTGTGAATAGAGCTAAACATTGAATCAGATATTATTAATTAGTTCATTTATCTTTCTTGGATTAGGTATCTACGGAATGTTTAATTATCTTATGGGAGGCGACAATGATTGAAGCAGTCTACTTTATGAGACAAGTAAACGACTTTATAGCAAGCAATCAAGATCATCCAGTTGTGATTGATTACAATCGTGGAGAGATCGGATTAGGTTACATCATTCGCCATTGGCAGGAGATTCATAATGAGAATTATTCAAATCAGCGGCAAGGGTAGGGTAGGTAAATCTACCCTTGCCAATTTCATTGCAAAGTATTCATTTAATCTTGGATACATTCCAGTTATTCTTCCCTTTGCTCAGGCAATCAAGGATCTAGCACAACAACAAGGACTTACTAAGGAATCTGATTCCTCAAAGTACCGTGAGTTTTGTCAGGAACTTGGGGCAAGCAAGCGTCAGGAAGATGAAGATTACTGGGTTACTCGTACTTTTGAAAAGATTCAAGAGTATATGGTGAAGGAAATCGACAATAAGCAAGATGGTAAGACGCACTGGGAATATGTAATCATTCAAGACGATGTTCGTTATATGAATGAACTTGCCCTTGGTCGTGATCTCGTGGCTACTCAGATCTTTCTTGATTCATCTAATCGTAAGTTAGAGGAAAAGGATGCTGATTGGAGAACCCATGAAAGCGAGACTCTTGCCAATGTAGTCGAGGAATCATTGGGAAACATCAATTCAGAATACGAAGATCTATTTGATGTCATTATTGATAATGGAGGATCACTAGTGGATCTTGATACGGAAGCCCGTATGAATCTTCCAGAGTGGTTAGAGATGGGATATCTAGAATTAGAAGGTTATGATGAAGAAACCAAATGAAGCAATACTTGATGGAGATATAATTGCATACCGAGCAGCTTTCTGGGCTGATTCGGAGGGTGTTGATAATCTACCTGGTCGTATTAAAGAAGACATTAAGAACTGGACTCCAGAGGGATGTGATACAATCTACATTGCCATGTCCTGTCCTCGTTCCAAGAACTATCGTAGATTGTTTTGGCCTCAGTATAAGAAGCATCGTGAGGATTTTAAGTCACCTGACTCTATGCAATATGCCTTGGAAGAAATCTATTCAGCTGGTCCAACCACTAGATGTGTAGATAAACTAGAGGCTGATGATCTTATTGGAATGCTTGTATCATCTGGCAAGGCAATAGGTGTTACCGTAGACAAGGATCTACGCCAGATTCCAGGATGGCACTGGAATCCAGATAAGGAATCGGAGCCACTTGAGGTTACTCAAGATGATGCCGATAACTATTTCTATCAGCAATGGATGACTGGAGATACCACAGATAACATCTGGGGTTTATGGAAAGTTGGTCCAGCAAAGGCTAAGAAGTTCTTGGAAAAGACCCCAAGAGAAGAGTGGGATGCTAAGATCCTAGAGCTATACCAAGAGGAAGATTGGTCTAAACGACCCGAAGAAAAGCGTCCTTTGGATATGTACCGTAAAGATTTTGCCTTGGCTCAGGCTAGGTGTGTCCGTATCCTTCGGGATGGGGATTACAATAAAGATACTAATATAATCAACCTGTGGTGTCCAAATAACCACGGAGTTAGAAACATTTTGGACTTAGATAAGGGAGTAATAGATGAGCAAAGTATTTGAAGATTTCGTGGCAGTAGACAAGTATTGCCGTTGGTTACCCGATCAGAACCGTCGAGAGACTTGGTCTGAGGCTGTGGATCGTTATTTTGATTACTTAATCAAGAGACTTGATCTTGCCAATAAGATTCCTCTAGAGGAAATGAAGGAGATTGGCAATGCCCGCCAGATGATGAAGGACCGTCAGGTCTTTGGCTCCATGCGAGCCTTGATGACGGCTGGTCCTGCCTTAGATAAGGACGATGTAGCAGCTTATAATTGTTGCTATGTTGCAATTAAGAATAGTCAGGATCTAGGTAATATCCTTTATACCCTAGCCTGTGGTACTGGTGTTGGTTTCTCCGTTGAAAAGAAGAATATCAGCAACCTTCCTATAGTTCCTGAGACTATTGTTAAGTCTAAGAAGTATATTGTAGCTGATTCCCGAGAAGGATGGGCTGAAGCATACGTTGAGTTTGTCAATGCTTTATATAATGGTACACACTATGAGATGGATTGCAGCGAGATTCGTCCATCTGGTGCTAGACTTAAGACTTTTGGTGGTCGAGCCTCTGGTCCAGAACCATTCATTCGATTGATTAAGTTCACGGCAAATGTGTTCTATGCAGCCCGTGGTCGCAAGCTTAAGCCAATTGAAGTACATGATCTTGTATGTCAGATTGCTGATTCAATCGTATCAGGTGGCGTTCGTCGCTCTGCATTGATCAGTCTATCCGATCTATCTGATTATGAAATGGCCCATGCAAAGAGTGGACCGTGGTGGGAAAAGGAAGGACATCGTGCTCTTGCAAAC